AAAAACCTTATATGTTCTCGAAAGGAGACATAAATCATGTCCGTTTCTATGCTAAATATCGGTGACGTTGTAGCGGTAGACATTGCCGCCCTTAACGTCGCCAACAAAGCCAACTTCACACTCGTGGACACCGTCCAAGTTGATGAATTTGGGGCTGTTGAAGCCCTGTTTCGCAACTCAGTTGGTGATCCGGAATACCCGATGTCATTAAGAGTCGGGATTTATCCCAAGCCTGCGGCCTTGAACGGCGTTGGCTTGACGAACGTGTCGGTCAAGCTCACGACATATTATCGTAAGACTGATGATGTGACCGAGCTGACTACTTGGACTCATCCTGGCAACGTCACCATCGCCTTTAGTACTCCGGGCCAACTTTCGGTTCCGGATAACGAGGATATGGTGTCGCTGTTAGGCTCAGCATTCTCGTGGCTAGTCCCCATCGTTTCGGGTGTCGTCGCGACCAGTGCGCTCGCCAAAATCAAGTTTGGGATCGCTTCCGATCTTGATGGTCTGGTTAACTCCGGATCCTAGCGTAGCTGATGTATGAGTCGAGGGTTTCGATACCCTCTAGGGAAGGTATGTTCACACGCATCCTCGCGGTTGAACAACTTCCTGCCCAGATACAGGACGATGTGAAGAACGCTCAAACTCTGAGCGTCGCCCTCGTACTCTGGACATCCCTGTTAGGTGATTCCCCAATTTTAGATCGGAAGCCCAATCGGGTCATAGCTCGCTTCGTTGCGAGTATTCAATCTGATCCGTATGGTACCATCCGATTCTATGCCGAGTTGAAGGACCAGCTACTTACCGCTCTGGTCGGTAGCGATGTCTCTCAACACTCGTTTAACGACGAACTCTTTCGTGATTTTAAACGCACACCCGTTTTTAGGGAATTTCATGCGTTCACGAAGAGTGGCAGCCCTGAACTTTTGCAGTTTCTGCTCAGCTTCCTAGAGTTTCCAAAGGGAGTTGTGCAGGACCGCACCGATCTCAAAACGGAGGCCTTGCGCCAATGGTTTGAGATCGAGGGCAGATTGGAAAACTTGGTCCTTCCGGAGTGGGTCGCGTCGTTGAGGAAACTTAGCGACGTGGTTTTCTCCGATTGGCATTGGGACGATTTTATACCCAAGCATGGACCTGGTTATGTTAGAGAGAAAGTGCGACTTATTAACGAGAAAAACTCGTTGGGTTGCGCTATCCCAACAACCGTGCGTTATTTATACATGCGCGGCGATTGGGAGCCCACAGTCTCGTGGGCCGATCTCTTTCCTGGAGCAATCCCCATCACCACAGGGATCCCGTTGCGTAGTCTTTCTTCTCGTTTAACTTTCGTCCCGAAGGACTACAAGAAGATGCGCTCGATCTGTATGGAGCCTGTATGGTTACAGTGGTCCCAGCAAGGGATACTGCGATCATTTTCAGGCTTCTTTGAGCGCTCACACTACCTGCACCGTCACGTAAAACTGACGGATCAAATCCATAGCCAAGAACAAGCACGGCTAGGATCGCAGGGGCTGGGCTTAGACACTATTGATTTAAGTTCAGCCTCCGATAGTGTGCACAGTGACCTTGTTAGGGCGATCTTTCCGCCAAAGGTATTAAAACACCTCTTGGCGACGAGATCGTCTGCCGTCGAATTACCAGACGGTAACAAGGTAAATGTCCATAAGTTTGCACCTATGGGCAGCGCTGTGTGTTTCCCAGTGCAGACCACCGCGTTTTCTTTGGTGAATCTGTATATTGGGATCTGCTACGCATACGGACGAGATTGGAATCAGC